AAAAAATCCTAAATCTCTCTCACTAATTATTTGATCAGAAAAAACAGAAGCAGTAGATGGGTAATCTTGATTTACAAAATTAGCATAGGGTTTATCTGCTTCAAACAATACTCCAATGTCTGAGTTGCCATTACTATCAGTTGATAAGTAATAAAAATCTGAACCTATAAATTTTTCGGTTTGTCTTTTCTTAGAACTTAAAACTTGATCTACTTCTTTAATACTTCTTAGATCTTGACTAACAGTAGAAAATAATTGATCTACTAAATCTGCTTCTAATGAAGTAAATAAGTTTGAATCCTCCGGTAAAATACCTGGTTCGTATTGCTTATAATTGGCACCGTAGTCTTTAACATCAGGAGGTTTATTAAAATACTGAGCAAAATTATCATAATACTCAGTTAAAGTAACAGAAATATTCTTCTTAATATCATTTATATTATAATCAATATTACCGGTATCTCTATTTTCTAAAAACTCGATGATGATATCTTTAGAAGCTTGTTCAACTCCTACGCTACTACCTTTTACCTTACTTCTAGTTAAGGAGTAATGGAGAGTATTTCTTTTCTTTTTATAGTAAGTTACAATATCACGTATCTTCTTACTAAAAAACGACATTGCTACTTGTATATCGTAGCTATCATTAAAATCTAATTGCGTTAAAAACTTTCTTTCTGCATTTGAAGAGAAATTTAAAGTTATATCCTTTAAGAAGTCTCTATATCTGTCTAAAATAGAAGTGGTGTTAGTTTTGTCTAAATCTACATTTCTTGTATTCCATTTATTTACGTAGTGATTATAAAATGCAGTTAAAGTCTCTGGCTTATAACTCTCACTTACTATTTCTATAAATTTTAGAAAGGTATACGGGGAGAACTTATCTAATGCTTCATCACTATTAACATTAGGATTAGTTATAGATTGGCTTACATTTGGAAACCCTGTAGTAATGTTATCCATTAAACATATTTATCTCTAAAATAGGGATAGACTACTAAATAAAGAGTTTCGTATGTTAATATCAAAGATATTATCTTCTCCTTCAAGATTATCTAAAGATTCATCAAAACTAACATTAGTTAATCCATTACTGTAGTCAATTAATCCACAAAAAATAGTATTATCTGTTACAGCTGATAAAGAATAAAATTCGTAAAAATTATTTACCGTATCGATATTATACGTACTAGGTAATATAAGAGGCCATCCCCAAGTATTACCTCCACTGAGAGAAGAGTTAGTTACTTCAGTACTATAATCACTAAGCATGTAGGTGTTACTATTACCTGATATTTTACCTGTATTAATCCCACTTAATGAGCTTAATGGTTGAAAAGTATTAAGCCGTAAATAAGAGTTACTATATTTTTCATATGCTACTAAATCATTACCTGCTGTAACTTCGTAAGTTAGAGAGCTTATTTCAGGTCCAAGATTCTTACCGTATATTTCTTTTGTAGTAGTACCCTTAGGATCAAAATTCTCATCAAACTTATTCTTACTCCCTCTAAATTTATTGTAACTCAAACTCAAAGTATCAATAAAGCGCTTTACTTCTGCAGGTTCTTGTGCTAAAGCCCTGTCAAAAACTATACCATTATCATCAGTAAGAGCAGCTAAACTAATTAAAGAATTGATATCACACATATCAATATCTGCATTATTTGATACAAAATTAAAGACCTTTTCGTATAGCTTTTTACCTAAAAGATCGTATCTACTACTTACGTTACCAAAGATAGTTCCTATAAAATCATTAAAGAAAATATTTTTATCTAATAAGATTTCTTGAAATCTCATATCTTTAATATTTTCTTCAAAATCAAAATCTTCATTATGCTTATAAAAATTATAGAAATCTTTAGGGTAAGCGGTTAATGTTACTAATCCGTTTACTGTAGATAATAAAGAGCTATTTGTGTTAAATGTATACTGATTTCTAGCACTAAGAGTTATTCTAGTAGCGGTAGCAGATAAATTATCATTGAAAGTTAAAACCCCTCTATACCAAAAATCTGTATCAATTGATGAAAGAGAATTAGCTAAATTAGAGATAGTATAATACGAAGATGGTACTATGTTGTTTATATTATAAACGTTACTTGAAGCTCCTGATAAGACTATAAAGGTAGGCGTACCAGCAGTTAAACTCTTCATAGTAAAATTATCATTATTAACTGGTGTAATAATAAAAGGTATACCTAATCCTTTGTATTGTGTCTTACTAATTGAAAACGGTTCTTTTTCAATACCCTCTCCAGTAATACCGTTTGAAGTAAATTTGATTGCACTTAAAGTTTGTCCAGAAGTAGGACTTGTATAAGAAGATAGAGTAATATCAAAATTATTAGTATAATTATTATTTTTATAACCTTTTAAACTATTTGAGAATATGTTTTCTCTGTCTTTGAAAAAGGAAATATTTATAGGAGTATCTTGATCTTCTGTTCTTACATATATCTCCTTACTACCTGAACTACCTACATATACACTAGATAGACTCGAACTTACACCATAACTAATAGTTCCATCTAAATTTAATTTAGCATATATATCTTGCGAAGAGAGTGATATTTTATCTAACTCTACATACTCGAAAGAAGATAACGTTGGTAAGTAGTTTCTTTCATATACAGAAAAATACTTCTTTAATGAATTAAACTTATTCGGAGCTAGATTGAAATAATTTTCAACATCACTACCTGAAACGCTATAATATAGATCTTGAAAATCTTGATAAAAAGGAGTTTGTGATGTAACAGTAATAGGACCAGATATTTCGCTAGCCGATAAAACCAAAGCAGGTTTAGTAGCTGCAATATCTCCTGGAGGCATACTTAATGAAAAGGTATTAGTTATATAATCTTTAATATGCACCGAATCACTATATGAAGCTAAAATAGAATTATTTTTACAGTCTCGTATAATCATACGTACTGTATATTCACCAGGGTATTCGTAAACGTGAGAACTACTTAAAGTATTTCCAAAACTACCATCACCATAATCAAAAGTTATTTTTTGATTATTTAACGGGATTTCACGACTCTCATCTTCAGGTATACGCGCTTTGAAAGTAAGAGGTGTTATATCAAGATTGTAAGAAGATAGTTTAGCTTCTCCTTTATAATCTACGACATCAAAAATAGCATAGTCTGTCTTTATATTACTCATCTACAACTTTGATACGATTCGTTAAGGATAGAGGAGAATATAAGTACGGAAACTTAAAATACGGTAAAGTAATATCTTGATTAACTAACGATATATCACTAGTTTCGTACTGAGGATTAAATGTTAAAAAAGAAACAGTATCTATACTCGCTCCAGTAGATTCATTTTTTGTATATATTCTTTTTACTCCCTCTAATGAAAGTATATCATTGCTTAGTTCATTTAAATTAATGGATTGTCCTAATTTATTATTAGAAGGATCAAAAAACGATCTTATTAAATTAGCTGCTCTACTACTTAAAGTATTTTTATTAATCTTGTTATTAAGCTCTCTAACAATATATAAACTAGTTTCATTTAGTAAATTTAAATTTAAATCAGATGAATTAGTAAATCCTAAACCATAAGCCATATAAATTGGGTCTCTTGGTACAACAGTATTTGAAACCATCTTTCTTTCTTTACACGTCTCAACAATTAAATTTTTAAATGATTCTGAAAGATAAGGAGGAAAGAATTTATCTTGTGTAACAGTGAACTTTGGTGCGCAAAAAATATTAATATTGTTAAAATCACAAGCATCAGCGAAGTTAATTTGATTTATAAGCACTCTATTTACCTTATTAGGATCAACACATATATCATAAAAATATTGTATATATTCATTAATATACGAATCGTTATTTACTACTGATATACTGTTTAATACGTTAGCTAGATTCTTTTCTAAAAATGCCTCATAATCAGATTCGTTGACTAAGCGTAGTTGTGAAGAAAAGGCTTTAGGAGCATTTTTTCTTATCTCATCTACTGTTTCTTCATCTGAAAGAGAGGTTGAATTTTGAGGATTATTAATAGATAATAAAGAAGAATTAGAACTATCTATAAATGTTGTTTCGTTTTTATTTGCGAACGTATCGTTAAAAATTTGTCTTTGTCTTAAAGAATCATATACAAATAACTTACCTCCATTTATTACGTTTTTGCTTATAATGCCCTCAGTATTATCTGATTGAATGTAGTTAATAGAAACTATATCTCCAGCGTTTAATTTCTTTCCAAAAACACCACTTCCGAACTTAATTTCATAAAAACCGTTTTCGTTTAAACGTCTTTCGTATACTCTATCAGTAGAATCGGAAAGATATAAACTATCTACTTCTTTATAAAGATAATATGTGTTACTATCCGCTTCTTTTATATAAACATCAATAGTATTATCAGCTATAAATTTTTCTACTTGATTATCAATTATATTTTTTACTACAATAGGAACCAACTCAAATTCTTCTCCCTGCGCGGGGTAATCCGGATATTCCTTTATAGAGCCTTGGTATAAAATTACCGAATCATTTAAACTCTTTAAAGTTTGACTTCCCGCTTCAGTTTTATTAAAAGAGTAATCATCAATAAAATTGTATTGAAACCCATCAGCTAAGAAGTAAGAATTTTTTCTTATAGTATAATTTGCTATAGGCATACTAGCTGAGCCTACAGCGTTTATAGGTACTATAGAAGTTTGCTTACCAGCTGGTTTATAACCAATAAGCTTAACTATCTTATTCATATTCTCATAGAGAGAAGCTTGATCAAAATTAACCTCTGAAGCGGTTTGATTTAAATAGAATAATAGTACATGATAAGAATAAGCTATAATATCTATAACTGCAGCTAAGTTACTACCATCATAATTCTGATCTGTAAACTTTTCGTTCGTATTAAGTCTGTTTACTATATAGTCTTTTAGACTCACCGCATCAAAGGCCACATAAGCATTCTGCGGTAAGCTAAAATCTAAAAATTCGTTATCTTTGTTATTAGGAGTAGCCATAATTAAAATATAATATATCCGTTGTTATTTAATACCGATCTCACTGAGATCCCATATACATCTAAAGAAGGGACGTTTATTTGTAAATTAATTCTATATTCATTATCGTCTGGGTTTGGAATTACACTTACACCTTCTATCTCGACTCTTGGTTCCATTAAAGGTAATCTATTTTGTATATCATCTTTAATAGCAAACGCGCTAAAATCACTTATAGGTTCAAATAAATATCTTCTTAAATCTAAACCAAATTCTGGACTTAATATTTTTTGCCCAGGCGCTGTGAGAAAAATATTGGCTATACTATTAAGAACAGCATTCTCATCATATAAACCTTGCGCGTCTTTTAATATAGTAGATTTATTAAACTGTTTATTGTAGTAAACAGATGTTTCAAGATCCAAAAATAAATCTTTATAAAGATACCCTTGTTTTAGCGAATTACCATCTAAATTACTAACTGAGGTATCTGTTAATTTTATCAAAGCCATTTATTATATTTAATGTAGCATATTCATATTAAGGAACTATAATATAATTAGATATGAAGATTGTCGGAAAACTCATTACCGAAGTAGAAGTTGATCATAAAGATCTAGGCAAGGCTCTTAAACGTGCTATTTTTATCGAACTTGATCTACCTCGTTATAATCCTGTCCATCATGATGGTATTTCTTTTATTGAAACTGTTGATGCACATACTTCTCATAGATTTGAATATGAGAAACCAGTAAAGCTTGCAAGTAAAGAGGATATTAAAGTATTTGAAGCGTTTAAAACTGTAAAAGAATTTTTAGATAACGTGTGATTCTGTACAAGTTGGCATAAATAATCATATGGCCGATAAAAAGTTTGTAAGTTTGCACGAATCTTATATGAAAAGGTATGAGCGTGGAGGCTTTCTTGTAGGAGATGTTTTTAAGTTCAATGATAACTTTAAAAATTCAGATGAGTTTAAATCTTTAGGTACTAATACACAAGAGCTTTTGCAGCAAATGATTGATTCAGGTCAGCATGTAAGAGTTGTAGGTATAAAAGACACAACATCAGCACGCTACCCTGCTAATGCAGATACAACAACATTAGACGTTGTATTAGATTTAGCTCTCGACGATGGAGGGGGACGATATTCACATCATGTATCTATTCCTAGTAATTTAGGACAGTCTGAGGAATTTTATCCTAATCTCCCTCCTATACCTGATGTGTTTAAGAGAAAGAGCGATGTTATTATAAAGCCTGAAGAAGCTGAAACTACACAAGCTCCTGAGGCTAGAGACGGTAACACCGAAAGAGAGTTGCCAGATAGTAATACAACTATTCCATCTGATTCTGCTTCATACACTCAACAATATCTCGGGGATTTAACAAAAGGTCCTAGCGCTTACTAAATAATAATATGAAACGACATTCAGACTCACTCCTGCTTGAGCAAGCTTATCAAGCAACCCAACTAAAAGAAAATTTTTCTAATTTGACAATTGATCAAGCTCGACTTGTAATTGAAAATGCTACTCCTATGGAGTTAGAAGTTTTAGAAGAACTTTTAGGTAAACTTCGCAATGCAGCATCTGGTGTTGGAAATGTATTGAAAGCCGGTAAAGAAGCTATTCAAGGAGCCGCTACAAACGCAGTAGCTGGTGCTAAGGATGTCGCTGCTGGAGTTGGTGCTGGTGCAAAAGCTGCAGCAGGTCAAGTTAAGGATAACGTCAAGGGAATGTATAAAGCTGGTGTAGATAAGAATGA